TCTTAATCCAGAACAGTCAGCTCGATTCCTAGACTATATGTTCGACGCAACCGTAATTGGTAAAGTCGCACGTACAGTTAGAATGAAGTCTGATACAACTGAAATTGATCGCATGGGCGTAGGCGAAAAGCTTATGAAACTTGCGACAGAAGGAGATAACACAAACAGCGAAAACGCTGCAGTGACATTCTCAAAGATTTCTTTAACAACAAAGAAATTACGCCTAGATTGGGAACTTTCAACTGAGTCTCTAGAAGACAATATTGAAGGTGCAGATCTAGAAGATCATATTGCACGTTTGATGGCAACACAGGCAGGTAACGACATTGAAGACGTAGTTCTTAATGGTAATACCTCTCTATCATCAGACAAGCTTTATAAGGCATTTGATGGAGCCGTTAAGCTTGCAAAGGCAAACGGACACGTAGTTGATGCAGGCGGAGATAACATCTCTCGTGCAGTATTCAATGATGCCCTAAAAGCTCTTCCACGTAAGTACAAGCAACGTCGTACAGACCTTCGCTTCTTGGCAGGTTCAAACCTGATTCAAGATTACTTATACTCAACATCACAAAATATCCAAAACGTTAACCCACAAGATATTGCCTCTGGCATTATCCGTGGAGAGGTAGCACCTGTATCTGGCCCAGCTGGATACGTAGCTCCTTACGCATTTGGTATTCCTATCAAGCGTGATGTAACTGTATACCGATTCTTCTGGCCAAAGAAGGACTCAATCGAGTACACAATGTATACTCGTGTTGGCGTTCAAATTGAGCAAGCAGATGCTTGGGTAGTTGTAAAGAACGTTAAGGTTGCTTCTTAATTAAGAATTAACCACATGAAGGCCCCCAATTTAATTTGGGGGCTTTTCATTTGAATTTACTAATGATATAATTAAATACACCTAACAAAGGAGAACATATGTCATTCGAGACATTAAAATTATCTGAAATTAAAAAAGTAGCCGAAGACTTCGGCGTGGATATAGAAACCCTAAAAAGCAAAAACGATATTATTGCAGCATTAGCTGACGAAGGCGTGACCTGGTCAATATATCAAAAGACAATTGATGCTGTGGCACAAGCAGCAGAAGAAATTGAAGTATTACCAAAATTTGATCCAAAGAAAAATCAAGATAAAGATTCTGTATTGGTCAAAATGGAAAGAGCAAATCACAGATATGATACTATGGGATTTACATTTACTCAAAAACATCCATTCGTAGCAATGTCAGAAGATCAAGCTCAAAAAATTTTTGATAAGGAGGAAGGTTTTAGATTAGCTACACCAAAGGAAGCTCAAGACTTCTATAACTAATTTAAGCCTTTATAAATGGCAGAGATATATAAAGATTCCGTAACACCAGTAAAAACTAAAATATTTTGGAATGGTGAAATAGTAGATGCTGATAACGATGAAGTTACTGCAGAAATTTATGACATTACAGAAGATCCTGTCGTATCCCCAGCAATAGATCCAACAGTAATACTTTCAACAATGGAAGCAGAAAAGGTATTAGAAGATAGGGGAACATATCAAATATCTTTGTCTACCTATTATACATTTAGAAATAGAAAATTTAAAATAGTTTGGATGTATAATATAAACGGAATTAATGCACAACATACAACTTATCTTGATGTTGTAACTCCTTATGTATCATTAGAAGAAGTTATTGAAGATATAGGATTAGGGTCTGACGCAAACGATCCTAATCATAAAACTTATCATGACTTGAGAATGGCTGAAAAATATGCAAGAAAACAAGTAGAATATTACACTGGTCAAAAATTTTATCTACATGACGATACATTTACAATAATAGGTAACGACTCAGACACACTTCCGCTTTCTTATAAAGTAAAGCAATTACATACTTTACATGCAAATGACATTCTCTTAGTAGATAATTTAAATGAAATTAATTATTTAGGATATTCATTAGAGCCAACAACAAGTGGTTTTGGAATTAAAATTAATCAATCATCTTTTGTGGATAATACAGTATATGTTGCAAATGGAATGTTGCCACCATCAATTAGTGATATAAGTCCAAATATATTTAGAAGAGGACATCATTATGATGTATATGCTAGATTTGGCTGGGACGACGTTCCAGATGATGTAGAACAAGCAACAATTGAAATAATGAGAAGTTATTTTTCAAAAGACCGAATATGGAAAGATAGGTATGTAAATAAAATATCAACAACTGACTGGAATTTTCAGTATAGCTCAGACGCCTTTAGCGGAACTGGATCTGCCTATGCCGATAAATTACTTTTGGATTATGTTGTTACACAAATGGTTGTGGTTTAATGCTTGGAATTATTGATGCTTTAATGTCTATGAGTCTTGATATCTATAAGCAATTAGATAATCAGGATCCAAATACTGGAGTTATTAAAAAGGAATTTTCCTATTATAAAACCATACCATGCCATGCTAGAGGAATTATAAGCCAAAGCAGCACAAGAAATTTAGACAAACAAACATTTAATAATAAATATTCTAACGAGCAATATATAGAAGTAAGAACAGCAGAGAGATTAACAACAAGAGAAAAAATTGGCAATATTTGTGATTCAAGTGGGAATCCAGTATGGTTTGAATTAAACTACCCACAAGACACACCAACAATTTTTGAAGTAATTGGAACTACACCAATTACAGATCCATTTGGCAATGTAGTAGGGTATAACAGTTCATTAAAAAGATCGGAGAATCAACAAATTGGAATCTAATATAATGTTGCTTCAGGCTGCATCTGGACTTGAAAGATTAATGTACAATAAAAACCCAAAGGGTAATATTCAAGATAGTAATATTGCACAAATTTCTGCAGCCCTATATTATCAAGCTAATGTAATATCCAAATTAAGCAATAGTAAAAAATTTAAAAATGCATTTAAAAAAACAGTGTTTACTCAGATAGATAAAGATTTTGGAGAATATATTGATGCTCAAGCAAGGTCAAAGCCTAAATCATTCCATCATGTCTATGAATGGAAAAAAACTGGAAATAAAAATGCTAGATTATTTAAATTATCATCTATGGATTCTGATGGGATATCATTTAAAATAGATTTTGAATTTATACCTTCTAAATCATTAGTTCCATCATCAAATAGCAAACGTAGACATACCTTTGCAATGAAGGCTTCTGTCATGGAAGCTGGAATGCCCCTTAAAATTGCTCCACGCCATTCTGAGAGGCTAGTATTTGAATCTGATGGTATTACAGTATTTATGCCTAAAGGGGCCTCAGTGACCGTTAAAAGGCCAGGAGGACCTAGTGTAAAAAATCAATTTACATTACAATATTCTAGATTTTTTAGCAGTGAATTAGTAAATAATTCTATTAAAAAATCTGGGTTTCAAAAATTATTTAATTCAGAAGCAATGAAAGCTTTAAAAATCCCAACAGCAATTAAAACAGTTAAATATTCATTTTCACAAAATGCAATAAGATCTATGTCAGACGCAGCTTCAGAAAAAGCATTTGGAGGGGTAATGCTATGACCCCTAATTATAAATTAGATGCAATGTTTGAAATTAGAAAATTTCTTTGGGCGGAACTAGTAGACGCAGGAATATTCGATCCAGATGATTACTATAGTGACAATTTATCAGAAGCACTAATACCCATAATTCCAACCCAGCAGTCCCCAGAACTAAACCAATTTTTAAGCGGTAAGAAGCATATAGTTTATGACAAGATAGGTATATCATACGAAGATAATTGGTTAATATGTTGTGAGCAAATACTGTTTACCCTGTACTCTACAGACATATCAGAAATCAATGAAATAAGAAACTTTATGACTGATTTATTTAGAAGGATGGACGAGTCAGCAAAAGATATAAATAAATACGAGGCTTTAAGCGATAAATTTAAATTCCATAGTATTTTTATAGCAGATATATCTCCTACGGAGCCATCTGAGGAGATCCAAGGATTCCTTTCTACAGACGTTATTTTAGAGGTCAAATACTCAAGAATCACAGACCCAGTAGGCAGATTTCTCTAATTGCTTTAGGCTTCAAGATGCCGTATCATAGGCTATGAGGAAAGAAGCCTAGCCAGCTTTGGTTTTAAAAAATATATATATATAGTTTAAAACACAGGAGGTAACAAATACTATGGCACAATCCGTAGGTAATGCTAAAAATATTCTTGTTGGTGCGTCACCGCTGTTTTTATCAACAGTAGACG